TCATCTTTCACAAAACCTTGGAAGATATAACTTCTTTTCTTCCAATATTTTCTTCCCATGTCCTCTAACTTAGGATCCTTGAACCAACCTCTTACTTCAGAAAGTATTGGACAAGTTTCACCATACATTTCCATACATGGTACTTGTACTGTTGTTGGTCTTGAATCAGTGTCACCTTTTACTCCTGCGAAAGGAAGTTTGATCATCAATCTCTCTTTCCAGAAAAAAGTGTTTTCTTTATCGCCATCTGGCAAGAAACGAACAGTTGCCTGTTCTCCTTCTTTTAGATTCCAAAATGGGTAAATGGCGTTGTCTCCGCCGGTTCTTGAAGAGCCACCTGACTTTGTTTCTTGTTCTTTCAGTTTTGCTCTTATCTCTGCTAATGTTGCCATAATGTTTAGCCTCCTATATTGCCTGTTATTATTATGTGCCTGTTAATGTTATTAGTATAGCACAAGACAAACATATTGTCAAATATATACTAATATTACTATTTAGTCAATCGGAAATGGTAAAGTTTATTACTGGACGCCTGCCAATTTCTTAATTCTGCTCATTTTAGGATCTTTGTCAGACATCAATTTAGCAATGGCTTCTTGTGCTGTTTTGATTTGAGCGTCACCGAATTTCTTTTCTACTGCTGTGATAACTGCTGTCTCACCTTTTGGAAATTGGTTGTTTGTATAGTCATAGAAACTTTTTACAAATTCTTCTACTTCTGTAGATTTATCTGCAACAACATCGTTTGATGTGTTGTCTTCTGTTTCACCTTGGTCTCTTGCTAACTTGTATGCGTGTTGAGCCTTTTCATCATCACTGTGATCAACTGTACCTTTTCTTAATGCATCAAAATTTTTATGCAAGTATTCCATTGCCGCTTTTGCATCACTAAATTTTTTAACTGAATCACCGTCTTTGTTAAGCACATCAAACACTGTCTTACCATCGTCACCTTTGTACATTGACACATAAGGTTTAATGTCTTCAAATGTTATTGCTTCATCTTCTTTAGGCTCATTATCCATATCACCTGTATCTAATCTTGTTGCAACCTGTGGATCTCTTTTCATTACATAATCCATTATCATTGGACGTAAACAAGCATCGCTGTTTTCTTTACTTGCATTTCTTATAGAGTCATTAAATTCTTCATCATCTATTATACCTGCTAGACTTTCAATTCCGTTTGTGCCGTTAACACCTACTGGAAAATGTTTTGCCATTAATGCATTTAATTTTTTGATTGCTTGATCTTTTTCTTCAGGATCATTTGAAAATAATTCATTGTCTTCAGCAACAATAGATTCCATTGCATCTTCGAATTCATTGAATGAATCTGCTGTGTTTAAAGTTTCTATCATTCCGCCTAAAACTTTTTCTACTGCATCTCTTGGTGCATCTGTATGAATTACAATTCCTTGATAACGCATTTCGTTTGGTTGTACGTCTGCTTCAATACCTGCTTTGTTTAATAATTCTTTAACATCCATTGCATCTTTATCTGTTACTGCTTTTTCAGGTTCATAATCACCTGCTAAATCATATTCATATTTTCTAGGTTCAGTTCCACCTTGATAACCATGTGCTTCAAAGGATTCTGGATCTAGTGACTGTATTGCAGTTTTTTCTGAAACTAATTTGTATATGTATGGAAATACATCTTGTAATTCTTCTTTAAATGTTTTGATTGTTAATTCGTCTATCCAATTCTTTTTAATGTCTTCTGGAACTTCTTCTAATGTTGACTCTTTGAAATTTTCAAATGTTTCCTTGTATGCAGTTGCTCTTTGTAATTTTTGACATTCAGTTTTAATTGTGTCAATTCTTTCATCCACAATAGATTGATATTCTTTCAAACCTTCTGCCATTACGTTAGATCTGTTTATGTAAGTTTTAAATGATCTTAATTTGCTTAATTCTTCTGATAAGCCAATTATGTGTTTGCCAAATGCATCAAATGGATTACCACCTTCTGACACGTGACGTGCCATTGCTCTTGCACCATTTAAATGTTTAATTGGATATTTGAATCTTTCACCTGCATTTGATTCAATAAAGATAGATTCTATTTTGTGAGATCTGCCACCTGCAACTGTTTGGTCTACTGGTGCTGAATGTTTAATAACTAAACGTGCTTCACCTACAGATTGAAAACTTGTTTTTGTTGTTCCGTATAAATTTGATTCACTCACTTGTTCTACCTCTTTTTCTTTTCCTAAAAATTCGTAATCTCTTTTTTCAAGATTGCTTTTTGTGATATCTCTTGTATCAAACCCAAGCACTCTTGCTTTTGCAAATTGGCCCATTTCTTTTAAAAAACTGTACCAAGCATTTTTTACCGCCTCGTCTGTGCCTTCTGTGAAGTCTTTGTTATGTAATACTACAAGACCTTCATCTTCACTTATACTAATACTTACCTTTCCAAGGGTGTTTCCACCATGGTTAAAATCGAAGTCAAAAAACCTTGCTTCCTCAGGTTTTTTAGTAATTGTGCCCTGAGAATCACCTAATTGTACCGAAGGAAATTGTCCTCTGATCTTGTTAAAAAGGTCTTTTGCTATAATACTAAGGTTCATATAAGGTATTTATCTGTTAATGGCTCACAAAGATAGGCATTGGCATTACCTTATCAGCGGTGTCTTCGTCTGCTTGACTGAATGATGTGTAAACTTTAGGATCCCAATCCTTTAATACAGCAATTATACGCATTGCCAACAGCATAGCACTCACTAGATCATCATGTTCTCCTGACTTGGCTTTGTAAGACGAACCTGATGCCACAAATGCTTTCAATTCACTGATAAGTGGTTTGCTGTATATTTTCAACTTGCCTTTTTCAATCATGTTTTTCAATCTTGAACAGGCACTTATTTTTGTTTTGTGTGTGGTATTGAATCCTTTTCTAAACTTTCTAATGTGACCTTTTCTGATAGGCTCACTCACAAACATACCTGGTATTTGGTCTTCACCAAAGTCATTTATTACTAATAGTGCTGACTCTCCGATAGTGTTGTTCTCAACACTCCAATAAATGTTTGAACCAGAACTTTGTGTTTCATCTTTTATATGATTACAGATGTCTTTAAGTATTCTTACTTGTTGTGGCACAGGTGTTGTGTTATGTTTCCATTCAGCAACTTGTTCAAAAGTAGGCAATTCTAAAACTTGGATCGCGGCATTGTCGCCACCAGTACCCATTGCAGGATCTAGTGCAACCACATAAGTTTTTTGTGGATCCATTTTTTTATACCATCTTGTTTGTCCCATGTTAAGTTTTGGTTCTATACCTTCTAAAGTTGAAAGTACCATACTGTTTACAAGTGTTTCGTCAAAGACTAAAAATTCACAACCATATTCACGTCTGAATCTTTCTTCCCCTATACGACCAAGTTCTTGTTTTTTCCATTCTTCATCTCTATCAGGATGTTCGTCCCAACTTGCTGTGAATCCGTGAAATCCATTTATACCTAATTCTTGTTCATTGCCGTGTTCATCAAATTTGTTTTGACTTTCTCTCCATATAGTTGCAAATACATCTTCATCACTGTTAGGTGTTGAAGTAATAATTGCTCTACCACCTGTTGCAAGTGTTGGTGAAATTGAAGTCCAAAACTCCTGTGCTATTCCTGGATTTACAAACGCAAACTCATCACAGTATAATAAAGATATTGACATACCTCTACCTGTGTTTCCAGTTGTTGTTGCACTAACAATACGTGAGCCGTTTTCAAATTCCATTGAACCTTTGTTGTAATTGATTACACCTGCTCGTACAAAGTCAGGACAAAGTTCATAACCGTATCTTATACGTTGCATAATCTCTTGAGCACCTGTGTATTTGTGTGCCGCAATCAGAATTGTTTGATCTGGATGAAACATTGCATACCATAGGAGATAACAAGCCGCAGTTGTTGTCTTACCACTTTGTCTTGGTAACATATTAATATTAAATCTATGATCGTGATAACTGTGCAGTAACCTTTGTTGATAATCAAAAGGTTGGAATAGACATTTTCCTTTTACAGGATGTTGTATGAAAAAATATTTCTTCGCAAAATATTCAAATCCAGTTTTAGGATGTGAACAAGAGGCAAGGTCCGCGATCTGCTCCTCCGTAAATCTTTCACGTTGGTGTGCTTTTTTGGTTAATACACCGTCTAAACTTTTATTACTCATATATTGTACTTATCTTGCTTTTTA